TGATCACCTGTACCTCTCATTATAGGTACACCTCTTTTTGTCCCAACTGTGGAACAATTGACACATACTTTATACCCATATTGAGTTAATCTTAACTCGGGCATATCATTTTTACATTTAATACATGGAATCATTTTCACAGTACGGGGGGTTTTAATAGTCTGTCGCATAAATATATAACCTTTTTAAATTAGGTGTAAATATACGAACTATTTATGCGGTATCCTAGTTTATTTAAATAAATATTCACTAGTATCAAATAAATATTGTTTATTATCTAAATGATTTTGATTAAAGTCTAATAAATTATTGACTGTTATTTTAAAACTACCTATTTTATATGTACCCTTATAATTATTAGGGTTTGAATTTTTTAAATTATCTAATATAGCATTTGAATTTGAAATAAAATCTATATTTTCCTTATTATCTCTTTCTTTGGATAAAGTATACATATCAGTTTCTATAATAACATCTAAATCAGGGTTCCAATTAAGTCCTACTGAGATTTTATCTTCAGCATCTTTGCCCATAAATGTTAATCGTAATTTATCCCAATCTTGTTGAGTATATTTCCATCTTTGATTTGTATAATAATGACTATCATAATTAACTAAATTAACTAAAGCATCTTTAACAGGTTCTTCATTTAATAAGATATTATCAAAATAAGGTTCTATTCCTGCTAATAAACCTAGATCAGGGGCAGCATTAATATCTACAAATAAATGAGTTTGATATTTAGACTTATATTCATGCCCAAAATAACCCCATTTTCTAATAAATCTTTTTAATTCTTCACCATCAGCTCTACCTTGCCAACCATTAGTTATTTCTACTTGTTTATCATCATTTTTATACCATCCTTTACCTCTAGATGAAACACAAGTATAATGGTAAACACTAGCATTCCATGTCTCTAAAGCATCTAACCCACAAGCAGCTAAGCGAATTATAAAATCCGAATCTTCTCTTGAGCATCTAAATCGAGTATCAAAACCTCCTAATTTATTAAAATATGTTTCTTTGTATAAACCAAAGGGTGCAAAATGTCCATATATTAATGGTCTATTTTCTTTAGTTAAGTTTTTAGCAAATTCCATAAATTCATCATATTGGAATTCATCCGGAGTTAAACCAAAACTTTTAGTTATTTTTTCAGGGGAAGCTGGGTGGATAGGAGGTTCTATTCTAGCCATTGTAATTACTCTATTAGTATTCCCATCTAATGCTTCTAAAAAATATTTATCAAACTCAGGACTAACAACCATATCAGATTGTAAATAACAAACAACATCATTTGATGCATTTCCAAATAATATTGAAATATTTTTTTGATATCCTATTCTATGCCCCGTGTTATTTTTATGAATTTTAATATTAGATTTATCTTTTCTATATTCTAATAATTTTTCATATGTTTTTTGATTATCAGAATCAATTAATACTAATACCTCATGTTTACTAAACTGAGTATTTGCTACTAAACTATCTAATAGACCAATAACATAATCTTTTTCATTGTTGGCTGTTGTTATACAAAAACTAATTGGTTGCATCATATACTTTATTTATTCCTTGTTTTAATCCTATTAAATCTAAATTATAATCCTTAAAATTTCCTGTGTAAGGTTTACCTAATTTTTTATTTTCTATTTTAACTTCACAGTGATGGTTATTTCTTGTATTAATATAATCAGCAATTTCTTTTAGAGTATAACTTTCTCTATAACAAGCATCTATTACTTTAATACTTGGGTTTAATATAATATATTTTATTATAACAACCAAATCATCCATATAAATAAAATCAAATAATTTATTTTGGTGAATAGTCATTGGCTTTCTATTCTTATAATTATTTAAACACGTTTTAATAAATCTAGTACCCCATTCATTTTCATCAAATACTCCAAATATTCTAATATTATTTAATTTAGAATGAGAATCAATTATATCAGCAATAATAGATTTACTTAATCCATAAGGATCAGATGGCCAATTTAATTCAGCTCCAGAACCAAGACTAATTAGTTGTCCAAATTTATTAACATTAGCCATTAAATTATAAAACATTTTTATATTATTAGCTAATACATCATTATCATCTTCTTTTAATCTACTTCCTCCACAAATAGCTGTGTGGATTATAACATCAAAATAACCATATTTAGATAAAAAATTAGTTGTTTCTTCTCTATTAGTTAAATCAAAATCCTCTCTACCAACACCTATATAAAAATTAGGGTAAGTAAAGTCAAATAGTGAATCTAGTTTAGATAATAAACTACTTCCTACATATCCATTTTTACCAGTAATTAATATTCTCATTTATTTTTTAAGTTGTTGTGCTACCTCTAATATTAGATCTTCTTGTCCTGCTACTAATTTTCTATTACCTAATTCAAATATAAGTGAAGAATATTCAATACCATTTAATTTAGAAGCTTTAATAATTGGTCTTTCAAAACCAGAAAATAATTTATTCAAACCAGTTAACACATTTACTGGGTTAGTAGTTGGGATTATAGGTACTAAATAATCCATTACTTTATCAGCTTCAATAATAACTTGTTTAAAATCTATCCCCATATTAAAATTGGATTTTTCTAATACAGGTAATAATACTTCTAAGGGAGCATTACCAGCTCCAGCACCAAATCCCCTAATACAAGCATCTATATACTTAGCGCCATTTTGAGCTGCTACCAATGAGTTAGATACGGCACACCCTAAGTTATTATGAGCATGAAAACCAATATCAATACTTAAATTTTCAGTTAAAGCTTTAATTCGTTCTTCAACATCAGAGGGTAAATAAGTACCTGTTGAATCCATTATAATAACAGATTCAGCACCATATTGTTCCATAATTTTAGCATTTTCAACTAATGTTTTAGTATCAGTTAAAGCAGTCATCATTAATACTCCTAAAGCTGTTACATCTTTATTTTGTAAATATTCTAAATGTGATTTACTTAAAGTTGCTTCAGTACAATGGGTAGCAATTCTAACTACATTTACACCCATATCAATTGCTGGTTGGATATCTTTATCTACAGTAGCAATACCAGGTATAACATGGACTCCTAGTTTACTATTGTTTAAATATTTTTTAGCCGTTTTAATTATTTCTTTATCAGTGTGAGTAGCTTTACCTATTAATAAAGATGAAGCACCTAACCCATTCCCATGTCCTACTTCAACAATTGGTATGTTTACTTTTTCTGCAAATTCACAATATTCTTTAATACTTTTTAAGCTAATAGTATGTTTTACACTATGATTTCCATCTCTGAGAGAAGAATCTGTTATAATAATATTATTCATCTTTTAAATGTTTTGTTATTTCAATTGCTGCACAATTAATTATATCTAAATTACCAGCATATTCAGGTAAGTAATCTCCTGATCCTTTTACTTTAATACTTAGTACTAAAATATCATCATTAATAACAGGAGGCATTACTAATTCATAATATGGGATATAAGTTTGTAGTTTTTTTATCGTTTTATATATATCTTCAACTAGAGGTGAAAAATTAAAATTATCTGCTTTTACAAACATAGTTGTTTGCATATCAACTTGGGGTTCAGCTGGATTTAGGTTTAATATTACCTTACATTCTTTACAATTTGTAAATTCTTTAATCGCTCTTTCTGTGGTGTTAATATAATTATCAACATTAATTCTAGTAGCCATTCCCGCACTATCAGAAGCAATTTGTGATACAACTTCAATATAATCTAAATTAGAACAATGTTTTGAAATTACATTTAATAAAGGTGTTGATGCTTGACCACCACAAGTAATCATATTAACATTTCCATTATCCTGTATGATTTTAGGATTAATATTAGGTACACATAAATCTCCTACTTTAGCAGGTGTTAAATCTATTACTTTAATCCCTTGTTTAGCAAATATTTTAGCATGTTCTTTAGCATCTTTAGCACTAGTACAATCATAAACTACATCACAACATTTAGGGTTATCAATAAAATATTGAATGCCTTTATCACTTACAGTAATATTTAGTCCTTGGGCTAACTTAATACCATTAGATTCCATCCTTCTACCTACAAATATTACAGGTGTAACAAAATCCGTTTTTCTTAATTTTAATAGTAAATCGGTTCCGATATTACCAGTTCCAATTATTCCTGCTTTTATCATCTTTTAATTTGTTTTGATTTTTTACTTATATCTACTATCATCTCATTTTTTAATTCTGTAAATGGTACTAAGGGGGACATTTCTTCTATTGGTGGTGCTAATATATTCCCATCTTCCATTGGTACACCTTTTACTTTAGGTAAAAATCCTTGATTTGGATCCATAAATACTTCTAATATAGCTGGTCCATTATGATTTAAAAATTTAGATAATTTAATATCCGTATTATTCCATTCTTGTAATTTAAAATATTCATAACCTAAAGCAGGAAATAATTTACTAAAATTAGGTAAACCAATACCCGTATTTTTATCTACACTAACATATTTACCGTTAAATAACATTTTTTGTGTATGTTTTATCATTAGATAACCATCATTGTTAAATATAACGACCTTAACGTTTAATCCATTTTCTATAACAGTATGTAATTCTTGTAAATTCATCATTATACCACCATCACAATTAAGACATAATACATCTTTATTAGGACAAGCCGCTGCAGCACCAACTGCTCCTGCTATCCCATAACCCATTTCACCTAAACCCAAAGAAGTAAACATTTTTTGGTCTGATTTAAGTTTGATTGCCTGATGTCCACTTAATAGTGCAGTTCCCATATCAGTAACTACAATATGATCATCTTTTAAATGATTAGATAATTTATCCATAAATTGATATGAATTAATATAATTATCTTTATGATTATGTTCTTTATCTATCCAAGGATATCTTTGTTTTTTATCATTACAATAATCTAACCAAGTTTTATTTATAGGATTAATATTTTTAATATTATCTAATAATTGGTCTAAAATAATACTAACATTTTCTCTTATATGCACATCAATATGTTCTTTTGGGGCTTGTAATTCATCAATGTCCACACATATTATTTTACCATTACGTACGAATTCATCCCAGTCATATCCCGTTTGTGGTAAAGCTAATCTACTTCCTAATACAATTAATAAATCACAATTTTGAACTATATAATTAGCTTCCCTTTGACCATATAAACCAAACCTTCCAAAAAAATTAATATTATCATTTTCTATTAAATCAATCCCAGACCAAGTTAAAGTTGTTGGAAGGTTAGTTGTATTAATAAATTTGTTAAATTTATCCTTTGAATCCGATAATCTAATTCCATTCCCCCCTAAAACTAATGGGCGTTTTGATTCATTAATAATATTAATTAAAAATTTAGAATAATCTATAAAACTAATTGGGTCTTTTATTTCTATATTCCAATCTCTTTTATTTACCATTTTAGATTGGATATTAAATGGAATATCTAACCATGTAGGTCCTTTTCTATTATCTAAAGAAATCTTAGTACATTTTTCTAATTCGTCTTGAATATTATTTTCATCCATTAAACAGTGAGAATATTTAGTAACATCTTCTACCATTTTGGTTATATTAAACCCTTGTGTACCATACATTCTTAATTTAGAATGTTCTTCAATATGATAAGAAGATTCATTACCTGAAATTATAATACCAGGTATTGAATCCGCCCAATTACTTACTACACCTGTTACTGCATTAGTTGCTCCTGCTCCTGCTGTTACTATTGCAGCAGATATTTTTCCTGATGCTCTAAAATAGGCTCCAACAGCCATAACAGCAGCTTGCTCATGGTGTGTATTAATAATTTTAGTATACCCTAATGTATTAATAGAATCAAATATATGAGAATTTGCAGAACCTATAATACCAAATACGGTTTTTATTTTTTGTTCTTTTAAAAACTCTGCTATTAAATCACTTACTTTTACCATATAAAATTATTTTTATAATATTCAATTATTCCAGGTAATTCTTTATTAAAATCCATTTTGGGTTTCCACCCTAAACTTCTTAGCTTATTATCATTTAAAGCATATCTAACATCTTGTCCTATTCTTGAATACGAAAAATCTAAAAATTGATTTTTATCTTCATCATAATATGGAAAAGTTGTTTGTAATTCTTTATCTTCACCCTGATATAATGTAATAATTTTATCTACAGTATCCCAATTACTTTGTTCAAATCCCCCACAGATATTATATATTTCATTTTTAACCTTACTATCAATAATAGTTAATACAGCATTAGCAGTATCTTGAGCATGTAACCAATTACGAATTGGATCTCCATTATTATGTAAAGGTATTTTTTTACCTAAACCTAGATATTTAACAGATTTAGGTATTAATTTTTCGGTATATTGTCCTACCCCATAATTATTTGTTGGTCTTAATATAACATAAGGTATATTATATGTTCGACCCCAAGCTGTAATTAACTGATCCGCTGCTGCTTTGGTTGCTGAGTAGGGATTTGAGGGTTTTAAAATATCTGTTTCAATATGTTCTCCTTCTGTAATATCACCATAAACTTCATCTGTAGAAAAATGTAATAATATAGGTAATTTATCTGTTTCTGCTCTATAGTTTCTAATTAATTCTAATAAATTATGTACCCCATTAATATTTGAATGAACGAAATTTTCACTTTTAACTATTGAATTACCTACATGAGTTTCAGCTGCTGTGTTTATAATATAATCACATTCATAAAGAAACTCTATATCATTTATGTCAGTTTCTTCAAAAATAAAATTAGGATATCCTAAAAATTCATCTAATAAATTTGGGTTTGAAGCATAAGTCATTACATCAATTCCTCTTACATGCCATCCCTTTTTTAAACATTCTCTTGTTACATAAGATCCTATAAATCCTAAACAACCTGTTACATAAACTACTTTATTCATATTAATTATCTATATTTATCCAATTAGAAGGATAATACTTACCATTAATCCAAGATGATGGATGTGAAGGTTCTACGTAGTTAGTAGGACATATTATCTTTTTATTTTTATTTTTACTTAAAAAAGCACCCCACCAAGAATAAGAACTATTAGATATAATATGATTGTCGCATAAACTTAATAATGCTAAATCTTCTTTTTCGGATGTTGTAAAACTTTGTGCGTCAACTCCTTTAGGTTCTACAAACCATACATTATCACCATCTAATACTAATTTAGAATATTCAATATCATTTGAAAATACTAAAAAATTAAAATTAGTAGCAGGCATAAATTGGGATGTTATAGCTTTTAGAAAATATTCCTGTTTAAGTTCACAAAATGAATGTTGAGGTAATAAATAATCACCTCTTCTCATATGGATACTAACAGTAGGTTTTTTACCTAATTTAGATTGAATTTTATTAAATTCTTGTTGGGCTATATTTTGTATCTCATCATTATATTTCCAATTTTCAATCTCATCTTTAATATCATTATACCAATAAGTGTATAAATCAAATCTACCATTTAAATTATAATTCGATGAGTCTAAACTAAATAGGGTTTCATCATAAGTGGTAGTATGGAAATTAATATTTTTTAACTTAAAATCTTTAAAAAATTCATCAGGTTTTATAAGTATAGGGATATTTAAAAGTTCAAATACTTTTATTCCAAACCCACGTTTGATCATGGATTCAGAAAATACTATTTGTTTATTATTTGCCCCAGCAACAGCAGTTAAACTAGCATAGGACTGAAGTTGAGACCCCATTCCACCTGATTCACCTAAGTTTGAAAATGTTATATAACTCATTTTAATTCTTTTAACCAGTATTCAATCATATCGTTCATTAAAGATACAAAATTATGTTTAGGTTTCCAACCTAAACCCCTTAGTAAAGTTGAATCTCCTTTTAGGTCATGTAATTCTTCTGCTCTATAATATTTAGGATCTACTTTAACATAGTCTTTATAATTTAAATCTAATTTATTAAAAACATATTCACATAAATCTCTAACACTATGTGATACCCCAGTAGCACAAACATAATCATTTGGTTTATCTTGTTGTAATATTAACCACATAGCTTCAACAAAGTCTTTTGCATGGCCCCAATCTCTAGTTGCTTCTAAATTCCCTAATGCTAGTTCATTTTTTAAACCATACTTAATTTGTACTGCCGCTTTTACTACTTTATTAGTTACAAAATTAGTACCTCGTCTTGGGGATTCATGATTAAATAATATCCCATTTGATATAAACATATCATAAGAATTTCTATAATTTCTACATATATTATACGAGAATACTTTGGCACAGCCATAAGGCGATACAGGGTGTAAAGGTGTTGTTTCCCTTTGGTATCCATCGTTATCTATTGAATTACCAAACATTTCAGAAGATGAAGCTTGATATATTTTAGCATTAGGTTTTGTTAATTTTACGGCTTCTAATAGTTTAAGTGTACCAATTCCTGTTGTTTGTGCCGTATAAATAGGTTGATCGAAACTAATTCTAACGTGGGATTGAGCAGCTAAATTATAAATTTCATCAGGTTGACATAACTGTATTACTCTAATAAGTGAAGATAAATCATTTAAATCAGCATATTCTAATTTCAACCTAGAAAATAACTCATCAGGTATTCTAGATGTTTGATTTTCAGCAACAGAATTTCTTTTTACTGTACCCCAAACTGAGTATCCTTTTTTATCTAAAAATTCAGCTAAGTAAGAACCATCTTGACCATTTATACCTGTAATTAATGCTGTTTTATTCATACTTATTAATTATTGTTGTAATTTGATTAATTTCATCTTCAGTTAAATCCTGATGGTTTGGTATGTAAAATCCTATTTTGTTTACTAACTCACAATTAGGTAATAAAGGTATTTCATTTTCATTATACCACATAGGTTTGCTAGCCATATTACCAGCAATTAAGGGTCTAACTTCAATATTATTATCTTGTAATTCTTGGGCTATTTTATCTCTATTTATATTTAATATAGGAATAGCAAAACTGGAAACAAAATCATTTTCATTTTCTTTTAATTTTAGAATATTATTCTTTATTTTACGTCTATAATGATGGAAATTAACTCTACGTTTATAAGAATATTCATCTAATTTATCTATAGCTCTTAAACCAATAAAAGCTTGCAAATCAGTTGATCTAACATTTAATCCAGGTACATAAAAATTATATAATGAATCAAAATCATTACTATTAAATTCTTTTCTTAATTTAGTTTGAGCATCCTTAGGTAAATCTCTATCCCAACCATGACTTCTCATCATTAAAAGTAAATGATATAATTCTTCATCGTCAGTATTTATAAATCCTCCCTCTATAGTAGATAAATGATGACCAAAATACATTGAATAAAATGAAGCTAAACCAAAACTACCTAAATATTTATTTTGATTTTTTGATCCCATACTTTCACAAACGTCTTCAAGTAAAATTACATTATATTGTTCACATAATAAAACTATTTCTTCCATATTTGGAACTAATCCAAGTGGTGATACTAATATAAAGGTTGATGGGTCATGTTCCTGGAATAGTTTTTCTAAATGATCTAAATCACAAGATAAATCTTCTAAATTACAATCACACATATAAGTTTCATAACCTAATAACATAGGAGAACTTACATCAGTAGACCAACTTAATCCAGGTACTATTATTTTATTATTTCTTGTTTTATTATGATATTTTAAAGCTGCTAAAGTTAATAGTATTGAAGAAGAGCCTGAATTAACAAATATAGAATATTTGGTTCCTATTTTGTTAGCCCATTTTTGTTCTAATTCTAAGGTTAAAGGACCTTTGGTTAATCTAGGAATTTCATCCTGGGATAACCATTCTATTAGGGCATTAATATCATTCTTATCTATTGTATCACTAACTAATTTTATCATAAACTTGTTTTAATCCTTCTTTTAAACCTGTAAATGTAAAATCAGGAAATATTTTTAATAATTTTTTATTACTAACATCTTTTCTAAATTGACCATCTAAATCTGGTCTATCATATATAATTTCATAATCATTTTCTGTAACTTCTAGGGCAATTCTAGCCATTTCATCAATGGAATAATTGAAATCAGGTGCTACATTAAAATTTTCAGTTATATCATTATCAATAACTAATCTAATTATATTAGCTAAATCACTAGCATACATAAATTGTCTTAAAGGTTTACCTGTACCCAATAAGTTTAACTTATTATTTTTAGTATTTTTAATTTTATTTAACAAAGCCGTAATAAAATGCATTTTACTTTCATCATGTAGATTGTCATAATCACCATATAAATTACAAGGAATTAAATAATTATACTTAGTACCAAATTGTTTATTATAAGCATCAATTTGAACTGCTAAACAACGTTTAGCATAACCATAACTAAAATTTGATGGTGGTGGTGGGCCTATAAATAAATCTTCTTCAGTCATTGGGTAATTTTCAACAACACTAGGGTAAATACAAGTACTTAAAATACCAATAAATCTTTTGACATCATGATCTTTACATACTTTAACTATATTAGTATTAATTAAAATATTATCATCAAAGTAATCTGCAGGATATTTAATGTTATCTTGAATACCACCAACACGAGCAGCTAAATGTACAACAGTATCGGGTTTATATAAAGAAATTAACTCTTTAACTTGGTTAATATTAGTTAAATCACAGTCCTTACTACTTAAATAAAAGGCATTAGGTAATTTTTCTTGTAAATGTTTACCTACTAAACCCGTTCCACCTGTTACTAAAATTTTACTCATATTTAAAAAATTTTTTAATTTTATCACAAACATAATCTACATCATCTAAATCCATACCATGATGCGCACCTAATAAAAATCCATCTTTCATTACTGTGTCTGCATTTTCAAAATCCTGTAAGTATTCTCTATAAACTGGATGTCTAGTGACATTACCAGCAAATGTAACCCTAGTTTGGATATTATTTTCTTCTAAAAATGTTAATAATTCTAATCTACGTTCTGTTTGTAATGGTATTGCTAACCAGTTGGGTTTAATGCTATCGTCTGGGAGTATTATTTCTTTAACATCCTTAAGATTTTCTAAATAACGTTCAACGTTATCTCTACGTTTTTGTTTAAATGTTTGAAAACGATCTAATTGTACCAACCCAAATGCAGCACTCATTTCACTACATTTCATATTATAACCTAAAACACCATATAAAAATTTATAATCATATGGTAAACCATCTACATTATGAGCAAAACGTTCATCCATATTTTCACTATTGTCTCCAATACGACCCCAATCTCTATATTGTAATGCTCTTTTAACATGTTTTTCATCATTAAACATCACCATTCCGCCCATTCCACCAGCTGTAATAACATGGGAAGCATAAAAACTAGTAGTTGATACATCTGATTCTTCAGTATAAGATACAGTATCTGCTGAATCTTCTATAACGAATATATCTTCTCTACCCATTGCTTCTAAACCTTCTTTTAATGATTTCCAATCTGGTTTATTCCCTATTAAGTTAGGAACCATAATTGCTTTAGTATCATCAGTAATAGCATCCAAAATAGTTTGAATATCGGGTACATAAGATGTTAAATTAGAATCTATAAAAATGGGGATATATCCTAATTGTATAATAGGAGCTAAAGTAGTAGAAAAAGTTAAAGCAGGGGTAATTATTTTACTTCCTTTAGGTAAGTTCAAAGCAGCTAAAGCTAATAAACAAGCTGATGAACCAGAATTAACAAATACTCCAAACTTTTTACCAAATTCTTTAGCAATTTTTTCCTCAAATTCAACAGAACGAGGACCAAATCCAGCTAACCAACCATCTCTAAGACACTGTTCAACTGCTTTAATTTCTTCTTCACCATAAGCTTCTAATCTATTAGGTGCGTACCATACTTTTTTCATAATGTTTCTATTATTTTATTATACACTTTTTTATAATTAGGGTGACATTCAAATGTTGGTTTATTAGCTAAACAATTAACTTGTGGGGGCACACCCATAATATCACCCCATTCTTTTATATTATATTTCATGTTACTAGAACAAAATTCGGCACATGAACCTAATACATACTCATAATTATATGATTGAGATCCATTTCTCCATGGTGCTCTTAATTTAGGATGTATTGAACTTCCTAACTGTAATATACGAACATCTGTTGTCCCAGCCAAATGTAAAATACCAGAATCCATAGTAACTACCATTAATGCTTCATTTTTCATCATCCACCTTAGTTCAGCAGGGTCATTATTAGGATCATTAAGTAAATTTTTACCTAATTTTATATTAATATCCATTACAGGTTTTTCAGTATTGTAAAAACCAACTTCACTTGAATCTCTCCCAATTGCAACTACAGGTATACCTTTATCATTTAGGGAATCAATTAATCCTTGCCATTGTTTTTGATCCCATGTTCTAGTTGCCCAAGTATGAGTTGGGTGGATCATTACATATTTTCCTAAATTTAAAGGTCTGGGTTTTTCGATGTATATATCAATTTCCATTTCATCAGGGGATAAAGAAAATCCTAAAGATGATGCATGAAATTGTCTAAAATCATAATTTGAATATCTAAATTCTGTTTTTTGCCCATTTAAATTGTAGTTTTTTCCAACTAAAGGACTAAATGTAGTATACACTTTATATCCTTCAGTAGATGTATCTAAAGGTAATGCTTCTTTAACTAATGGATGGTTTTCAAATAAAAATGGTTTTGAAGTAAAAATAGTTAAAGTTGATTCATATGCTTCACATAGTTTTCTAAGTGTAGGTATAGCTGCTAGAGTATCACCTAGTGCCGGAGTATCTATTTTTAATGCTATTTCCATTATAATGTATTATAATATGAATTTTGTTTTTCTTGTCTTTTAATATCTTTAGGATGATATATTGCAAAATCTTCCATAGAAGGTAAAGTAGCATATGTTTTATGACCTTCTAAAACTTCATGTACCTTATTTTTCCATTTTATTTCAGGTTTATTTTTCCAAATACGCCATTGATAATCAGGCCAATTAACCCATCCTTTATTATCTACTTTCCAACCCCATTTTTGGATATGTTCATCTGTTAAATCTGTAACAGTATTAACTCTAGGAACTAAATACACCTCATTATCTGGGTTGGATCCTACTATTCGAGGCAGATTTTTAATTAATAATCTATTTGGAACTTCATCAGCATCAATTTGGAATATATAATCACCACTACAATAAGAATTAAGTAAATTTTTCCAATCAGCAAAATGGTTATTAAAATCTCCAGAATACCACATAAATTGATTATTAACAGAATGGGATCTTAAAAATTCCTCAACCCCTTTATCGCCATTTTTAGAGTCATATAAAATAACTATTTCATCTTCGTCTCTTTTGTGATCAAGAAGAAATAAAACTAATTTTTGTATTTCTACAAATTCATTACAAACTGTTATTGCATAACTTATTTTCATAAACTAAATATATAATCCTTTAATTGATCAGATGGTTTCCAACCTAACATATCTAAACTATCATCATTCTCACGTAAAGTGGTTTTATAATTACCTGGTTGATCTGGAATAGTTATAAATTTACAACCAAATTTTTCTTTAAACATTAAATAAACATCATTGATAGAATAATTTATCCCCGTACCTAGTTCCCAAGCATCTTTGTGTTTTTGATCTTTCATTCCAATTCTAAAAAGACCTTCAACTATATCACCTACATAAGTAAAATCTCTTCGTTGTTCACCATCTCCTACTATCGTTATAGGTTTATTATTTTTAACTTGATCTCTCCAAATACCTATTACAGCTGCCCAAGTACCATCTACTATTTCATGTTCACCATAAACATTGTAAAATCTAGCTATTTCTATATTTAAACCATAAGTTCTACGATACATTTTTATAGTTTCTTCTCCTAAAAATTTACTTGTGGCATAAGGTGAAGTATGTGGATCACACCATCTAGAAGATGAACCAGCATAAACTAATTTAGCACCAGTTAATCTAGCAAACTCACAAACTCTTTGAGTACCTACTGTATTTACTCTAAATGTTTCTTGTGGGTTGTTAAAAGATTCTTGTATTCTAGCCAATGCAGCTAGGTGATAAATTAAATCAAAATCTTTATCCATAGTATTAATATTAGTAATATCATTACGATGGTAAGCACACCCTATTTGTTCATTAGACTTTAATCCTGTTTCATAATTATCTAATGAGTGGACATCATGACCTTCTTTAATTAATTTTTTAATTAAATTTGTACCAATAAACCCAACTCCTCCTGTTACTAGTATTTTCATATTATTCAGGTAATAATCCTATATAAGATAAAGCATCTATATAGTCACGTTCTTTAAATTGTTCCATGTTTTCCATGTTCATTTTATACTTTTGCCCTTCTACTTTAGCTTCCTCTGTATCTTCTAATTTTATAGCTTTAACAGCAGCCCACTTCCAATCTTTAGCGTTAGTACCATTTGCAAATATCATCCCCTTATCTTCTATATTAATAGTATTAGGAACCCAAATATAATTGGTTTTTGGGTCTTCCCAAGCTAAATCTTTATATAATTCGGGAAGAGTAGATATTTGTTCATTATAAAAATCACTATTTAAGGTCATTAATGAATTAGTCCAAAACCCACAAGATAAACTTAAATAATTTGTAATTTTATCATTTATTTCTGTTTTATAACATAAATCACCTCCTGATTTGGGGCAATCTATTATAGTATCATGATTCATATTAATCTATTTTAGTTAATTGTGATAAATTAAGTTTAACTTGCTGTGCTATTTCAGGAACATTATTTTCTAAAATATTAGCAATTACATTTTTCATATTATCATAACTAAAATTATTTTTAGCATGATATTTTTGTTTTTTACCTAAAACATGATATTTTTTATACTTTTTATAAACTTCTTTCATAGAAGATATGGCGTGTTGTGTACTTACTTGAAACCATTGTGATTCTGGGATTAGCCAATTATTAGCAGCACTAGCATGCACATTTTCTAAGTTTCCAGGTAGTAAAGTTACATATTGAGGGTTTAAAAAATCGGTATGACCACTCCAATTAGAAGCAATAATTGGTTTTCCTGTTATTGAAAATTCTAGTAAAGGTCTTCCAAATCCCTCTCCTTTTGTAAAGGATATTAAAGATTTAACTTTAGGATGGTTATATAATTCATTTATTTCTGAATCATTAAATTCTCCTGATAGTAAATATATATTAGGTAAATTATTACCTCCTACCATTTCTTTAATAGATTTAATTCTATCTAAAATCTCATCCCTACTTATATAAGAAGCAACACCTACAGAAGATTTTAGAATTAATGCAGGTTTTTCTCTTTTATTTTTAAATGCTTCATAAAAGTATTTAACAGTTAATCCTAAATTTTTTCTATCATGACCTAATGCTCCTTGCATCCAATGTCCAACAGATAAAAAGCAAAATTGCTCTTTAATATTTTTTAAGTCTATGGTTTTAATTTCTTTTACAGATATATCTTTATAAACATCTAAATTAATTCCTTCAAATACTACTTCAATTGGTTTAGTTAATTTTACATTACCTACTACTTGATTTGTTCTTTGATCCTTTTTTTCAAAAGACATTTTACGAAAAGTATCTTGTGCAAATTTAGATGATACTAAATTTAGATCCATTCTATTTAATCCCTCAACCCATTCTGCTTTACAAGCTGTTGATTCTATCCCAGCAGTTAATCCTATATTATATTTTCCTACAGGTTGGAATTCATTTGGTATTGATACTTGCATCCAAATGTCTGGTTTTGTTTGTTGCCAATCCCTTTGAGCAAAATGTTCATATAAAAATGCCCATTCAGGGTGGTCTTTACAAAACCCCCAAGATGTTTCTCCCCATTTTTGAGATAATAATTCAACCTTATACTTATCTAATTCAATTAGTGCTTTAACAAAATCTCTTGATCTAGCTCCATATCCTGAGTATGTGTCAAAAGGACATGATATTACAAATCTTGGTTTACTCATTAATATATAATTTTATGGTTTAATACTTTTCCTTTATATTCATTTGCATTAATAACTTCATACTTTTCTCTTGGTTTCCAAGTTTCAAATAATTCATCAAATGCCTCTATTACTCTTTTTCCTTGTTTTTCACCTGTAAATCCAGCTTCATCACTCATAGCCCATTTTCTACCAGATAATCCTCTTTTTTCTCTCTCCTCAGGAGATAAATTATATACTTCTTTAATTCTATCTGTTACATCTTCCCAAGCACATCTATCATCATAAATGTAAGGAGTTGGAGGTGAGCCTTGAATTGATCTTGAAGTGGGGTAAACTGGGAAGGCCCATTCACCATGCTTCTTATAAGTTCCTCTATGATTAGAAGGCACATTTTCATCAGGTTCAAACCATTTTCCCTCATTATCAACAAATCTCATTTGATCTTGCATTCCACCAGTTACATTAGATATAATAGGTGTTCCTGATAATATGGCTTCTGTTAATGTTAATCCCCATCCTTCATTTGATGTTATTAAAATTTGACAATCTGCTATATTATATAAATAATTTAATTGTGTTGTATCTAATCGACTATCAATTATTTGAACATTATTTGGGTAATCTTGAGAAAAGAAATATTCTTTTACTTTCCCTAAATGTGTCCCAGCATCCGTTACTAATTCTGTTTTCATTAATAATAGACACTTATCAGCTTTTTCTTTAGGTAAACTATCTAAAAATGCTCTAAATGCTAACATTGTATCTGGAATTTGTTTTCTTCTAATATTTCTAGAATTAAAAAATAAAACAAAATCATATTCTTTATTTTTAAAAAGTTCTTTTTTAAATTTTGTAAATTCTGGGTTGTCCTTTTTTAGTGGTTTATAAATATCACTATTTAGACCATGAGGAACATATTTAAATATTCTTGGTTTATTTACATTTTTTAATACTATTTTATTAATATTAACTGTTTGTTTAGATATACCCATTAGTAAATCACAAGCTTCGTAATAAGGTTGATTATATTGGGGAGCTGGATAGTCATCCCAAATATTTAAATAAGCTATAGGAATTGTTTTTCTAATTTCTTGTTCTAAATTCCAGATATGCATAAAATACCTTGGGTCTGTAATTAACATTATAGCATCAGGTCTTTCTACATTAATAATTTCTCTAATAATTCTGCTATCACCATAACCATCAACAGGATATAAAAAGACAGCCGCATCTACTACACCAGTTACATTTGCAGTATCTTTTGATATATCTAATCTTTTACCGGCTTCTGGGTGTTTAATTGAGCCCGCTATATTAACCCAATTAAAATGTTGACAAGTTTGTAAAATAATTTCCTTTGCTACAGTTGCAACTCCTGAGTGTACTCTAATATCATCACATATTAGAAGTATTTTTTTTCTTTTATCCTTAGGGATATACTTAAAGTCTTTATTCATTTTCTTCTATTTCGAGATTAATTTGATTAGTAATTTGTTTACGGAAATTCTCATCTGTAAGATACAAAAACAAACTACGGTCGGCAAGTTTTTGAAAGGAAAATTTACGCTTTACACATTCAATTTTAAAATTCTCGAATAAATCGCTTTTGACTTTAACACTAGTTAGTGTCATTGGTTTTTTTGTTGACATAATCTTTATTTATTAAAACGTTTATTATACATATATAAGTATTACTCAAAATGTGCTTTTGCTCCACATAGTTCTTTATCTTCTCCATAAGGACAAAATGTACAGTTCCATTTAGAAGGTGATTTTAAGTAATCTATTTCTTTAATTTTTCCACTTGAACTAAAACACTCTGTTATAAAATCTTTTACAGCATTAATAGCTCTATTTATTTTTATTTTACCACTAGGTGGTACAAATTGTTGTACTCTGTATGCTTGGTGTGGTGACATTATTTTATCATCATCCCAATCTAATACTTTCCTTTTTACAATTAAAAATTCAATTTCAATTTTATCTAAAGGTATTCCATACTGCTCAGAAAAGAATTTTTTATATAATATTAATTGAAAATGTTTATCTTCATTCTTTTTATCATAAGAATTCCATCCCTTAGTACTTGTTTTTATATCGATTATCTTGAATGTCTCTGTTTCTTCATGATATGTAACAACATCAAGATACCCCATGTATAATACGTTATTTAACATTTTATTTGGTGCAATAACGATTGGTATCTCACAACCTACTAAATATGTACCTTTTTTACTAAAATATCTACTACGTTTTTTCTTAAACCATTCTAATATAGCTACTCCATCTTCAAAAAACTCTCTCATTTCCTCAGCTGATGAGAAGTGTTCATTTTTATTAGACTTATATTGAGATTGATACTCAGATATAAATTTATCTTGGAAATATTCTTCCATATCTATTTCTCTATCGGCAGCTGCTGCTGATTTTTCATACATAACATCTAAATAATGTTGCATTACTTCATGTATAGCAGTCCCAAATACCGTATGAATTGAAGAATTAAACCTTTTAATTTTATCCTTATATTGTAATTTCCATCTATAAGCACAACTCCTAAAGATAGACATTTGAGAATATGATATATTCTTTTGATAAGCAAAATTAATTGGTTTAGGTGGATTATTTCTAATCTCCTTTATAATTTTTGGAAGTTTTTTAGCCAAACTATTTTTTCCATTTATCGCGACCTACTAAAAGACCGATTATTCCATAATTGGCAATATCTATAAATGTATCCTGCATACCTTCACCTTCAACAAATGATCTACCATTAATTAATAAGTTTTTTAAACGTGATATTTTATCAGTTAATCTAATACATAGCCCAGTTAGTGAGAATTGTTTGTCATCGCTGTTATTAACGATATCTCCGCCTAAAGCAATGTTATTTAACCCATAATCCATATGTTTACGAGCAAACATTTCATACATTTCTTTTTGTATTTTTTTAAATTCCTTAGATAATTCAGGGTACTCTTTTTCGAATACTTGTACACCTAATTTTGTTGATACACCTCTTTTGGCATTCATAATTTCTCTATCGCTCATAATTTCGTGGTATTTAGTTACTGAACTACCCATTGATTTGTTGTTCTAAGGAAAAATATTTATCTATTGCTGCTAATCTATCATCAGCATCAACTAACATAACAAGAGCTTCCTCAGCATTTTTGTAAAAGTCTCCTGTTGAATGGTCTCCGATTCCGACAGCTCTATCACCTAATAATTCAAGTGATAATAAGGCTTTTGCTTTGTCTGCCATTGCAGACGTACGTAACATATCTATTAATTTATTCATTTTGAAAATGGTTTTATATTATGATGTTAATATAATTAATTTAATTTAAATTTCCTAATTTTTTTATCATTTTTTCCATAATTTCTGGTCTTTTTTCTCCATGATAGAATAATAATCTATCTTTACTACCTGGGACTTTGAACCAATTATCATGTAAATAATTACTACCTAAATCTTGATCTACACCATCAAAATTAATTTTCTCTACCTCATCTATCGTATCTTTATCATTTAAAACATTAACATAGATAAGAGGTAAACCCTCATAAATATGTTTATCCCAAAGAAGAGGATTTAAAGTACCTTCTTCATGATATGGACAATAATAAGTAGGGTTTTCTAAAATAATGGGGTTAATACACATTTCATACCATTCTTTAAGAAAGGGGATATGTGATTGATTAACTACAAAATACCCAGTATTCCTATATCTTTTATCTAATCTTCTATATTGGTCAATTTTAAATATTTCACATATAGGGTGTTCTAAAGTAGTACTTAAATTATCTCTATCCCAAGCTCCACCTCTACCATTAAAATGTAAATAATCAAAAGGACCTTCAGCAAACATTGGATATTTAGATTCATAATTAAAAATATTATCAACGTATTTAGTTGCTATAGAATCACAATCTATATAAGCAATAGTTTTAGCGTATCTTTTTAAAGCATCCTGGGCTATTAAAGGTTTTTGGATTAATAGGTTATATAAAGAACTATCGTTTCTATTTATATAATAATTCCCATTTTCTTCATTAAGATAATCTATCTCAGTAGTAGCATCATTTTTCCAAGGGAAAGTTATAACCCTATCAAGAGGGATTTGTTTTGTAGAGTTTATTACATACACAATAATAAGATGATTACTATATTTTTGAATAGATTTAGCACACATTGTTGCTACATCAATATAATTTTCATTACAATGTAGAATATATGCTTTATTTACCATTTATTTTTTTTAACTCTTTTTTATCAACTCCCCTAATACTTAATATATTTTCAACTTCTATTTTAGATAAAATATCAAGATACTCTTTAGATTCTTTACTTGAACATTCAAAATAATCTTTAATATGATCTACTAAATCTTTATTGGGCTGTTTAATTTTAGATTTAATATATTTATTCCATTTACTATTTTTTGGAATAAATTCTTTATAAATAGAATATATTTTCTTTTTATCAGTAGGTAGTATTTCTTGGATATCATTAACTATTTCAATATGGTTACGATCCATAGATAAAAACCTATGAATCATATAACTATTCCAAACCTCCCAATCTTTGTCATTAAATGACTCAACGGGGGGTTTGGTAGTATTAATTGCCTTTAACCAATCAAAAATATTCTTCAAATTTAATCCATTAATTCGTCAGCTAATTCTTCTCTAAGTTCTTTAGGAACTGATGATTTAAGAATTTTTTTAGTTGTGGGGTCATAAAAAACTGGGATAGGTAATAGAGCATCTTCATCTGTGCCCATTACAAATTTAGATACAGTTCTTAATAATACTCCTTGTTGAAAAATAATTCCACCATCAAAATTTTTGATAGCAGTCGTATTTTTTAAATCAATTGGTGGTTGTTGTACTGGTTGTTGCATAATTATTTATATTTTATTAAAGTTTGAATTAATGACATTATATTTATTTCCTTGTCAATACGGAAATTTGCTTTATATTGGTGTTCGTTTATCGTTAGTACTGCTGTACCTTCTTTATCTTTATAATATTCAGATGAACGATCATAAAGTGCTCTAAATAATTCATCAAAATCATCTGTATTAGCATCTGCTATTATTTGGCGTATAGTATTAAATGATGATACTTTATTGCCTTTAGATAATTC